TGAGAATACAGATGCTCCTTTAATATCTGATAACAACACATCACTTTATACTATATTCCTTGCTAAGAATAATGTACGTGATGCATATTCAAGCTTGTATAATTCTTATTCAGTAAACTGGGTTGGATCAAATCAGAACTTCTTTAATATTGGACCTCTTTCTGATATCAATTCTGATCAAGTAGCATCTACAGTTAAGATTGCTAATGTAGCAAGTTCATCTAATATCAGTCCACAAAACAATGAGACTGGTAAAGGAATTAATACAAAGTTAGTTGGTGAAACTGCTGTCGCTACTTCATTACAGCAATTTGCTAGATCTAAAGCAGTTAAGTTTACTGTTCGTAGGATGAAGCCTAATACAAAGATCTATCCTTTCATAGAGGGTAGAAGTGTTAGTAGATGGACTAATCCTGATCTAAGATTTACAGGAATCCCTGGTAATTCACTATCAACATTTGGATCTGATATTATTACAGATGATGGTGGTAATGCTAGTGGTCTTATTATAATACCTAATGGTTATGCCCCAACACAAGGAACTACTTGGAATAACTATATCTACAATACAAGTTACGATACCACTTCTGAACAGTTACAATTCACAACTGGTGAGAAAACAATTAGATTTACTTCGAGCTCTACAGATAGTAATAAAGACACTGTAGAAACATATACTGAAGTTAAATACTATCCTACTGGAATACTACCTGCTAATCCTGGTAGTATTGTTTCAACATTACCTGCATACCTTAAGTCTAATGAAGGTAAGCAGATTGTTGATCTTGATACAAGTACACAGAAGAAACCAAGTCCATTAGCACAAACATTTAAGATAGAAGGATATGATGGTGGTGTATTTGCTACAGGATTAAGACTCTTCTTTAATAAGAAGGCATCTAAAGTTCCTGTAAGAACTTATATTACCAATACAGTAAGTGGTAAGCCAGGAAGTTATATTGTTCCTGGTACAGAGAAGACTATTTCACCTGAAACAAAGTTGAAGTTCTATGTATCACAAGAAACATCTCTTGAGGTTGGTGAGATCGTAACTGGACAAATATCAGGTGCTACTGGACCTATATTTAAAATATTTGATAGAACTGGTATTGAAGTATTACCAGGAGCTGCAGATAAGATTCCAGTATCAGCAGATCAAGTGTATACATTAGTTCTATCTAATAATAATGGTAGTTCTTTCCAAGCAGGGGAACAACTTATTGCTCCATCAATAACTCTAGCAAATAATACAAATAACACTACAATATCTGTTACTATTGCTAAAGATTCTGGATCTGTTGTTGATCTTAAGGTTATTAGTGCTGGATCTAATTATGATAGTGCAGCAATGACTATTGAGAGTCCACAGTTACCAGGTGGTACTACTGCTACTGGAACATTAGGAATATCTGGTGGTAAGTTATTCAATTCTGAAGTTTCTATATCTGGTTCTGGATATACAAGTGCTCCATCTATTGTTATTGCTGGTACTGGTTCTGGTAATGCTGGTGCTGCTGTAGAAGCAGTTGTAGATATTGATACACCTGCTGTTAGAATGGGTGTATCAACTAATCTAGTAACTGATGTTGCTGGTAGTGTACCAACTGAGTTTACATTTGATTATCCTGTATATCTACAGAATGATACAGAATATGCTTTTGTTGTTGAAACAGATTCTACTGATTATGAAGTTTGGGCATCAGAAGTTGGAGAACCTGCAGGTTCAGGAACTGTTACAGTACAACCAGGATTAGGTTCTGTTTATAGATCACAGAATGTGGATTCTTGGACAGAGAATCTTAAGGAAGATATTAAGTTCGAGCTTAATAGAGCAGAGTTTGATATTTCTAGGACTGCTAGTGTTATGTTAACAAATGATAACATAGGTTATGAAACTATGGACTCTGGTTCCATACGTACAAGTGCAGAAGCAAGTAGCAGTGCTGACCTAGAGAGATTTAGAGGAAATAATAAGTATATTGAAGTTACACATAGAGATCACGGATTTGAAGATACTGGTAAGTCATTTGCATTCTTTAAAGGTCTGAAAGAGACTGGTGGTATCTCAGCATCTTCTATGAATACTACACTATTCACAGTTGAGAATTCTGGTATTGATTCATTTAATATTGTATCTGCAACTAATGCAAGCTCTAATGCTATTGGTGGTGGATCAGGTGGATTAATTTCTCTTAATAAGAAATTTGAGAAATTGTATGCTGATATTGGTTATCTTTCATTCCCACAAACAAAAATAGAATCATCTGTTAAAACAACTAACATAGTTCCTGTAGATAGTGGTCCTGTTAATTATGCTTCTTATTCTCAATCTGATTATGAGAAGACATTTATTAAACAAGAACATTTCTTTATAAACCAGAAGGTGTTAGCTTCTAGAATTAATGCATTAAGAAATGATATTGCAAACTCTCTAGTTTATAAGTTAGATCTTTCATCTACTCAATCAACACTATCTCCTGTTATCGATCTTAGAACTAGTTCTGTTAAGACTATATCTAATAGAATCGAGAATCCTACTGGAAGTGAGAGTAGATATGGTAGACAGAATCAAATTATAAAACTTTATCCAATTGTTACATTTGCTATAACAGGTCATAGTGGTGCTGCTATAACAGTTCCTCAGGCTATCAATAGTACAACTGTAGCTGCTACATCAGAGGTTGCTAATATTGCTGGTGGTGCTGGTACTGTTATAGGTTGGGATTCTGGTACAAGTACAATGACTGTTCAGGTAACTAATGAAGGAACTTTTAAAGCAAGAGAAGTTCTAACACTTGGAACTGATACATCTTTGAATTGTACAGTTACAGATGCTGGATCCAGTCTTAAAACACCTACATTTACTGTAGGTACAACTGTTAATCGATACAACGAACAGCAAACAACAACTTCAGATACTACTGATGATCTATATCTAGATAAGATTAGTGGTACAGTTGTTGAATGGGATGCTAAAACTCAAGAATTGGTATTGTTTAATAATAAACAACCTATCAATGATGACTTTACTTCTAAAGTAACAGCACTTTCTCCTTATGAAAGGAAGAAGGATCCAGCAGATCAACAGAATGATATATTCAGGGTTACTGATCTACTTAGTTTCGTTGGTCAAGAAGCTAATACCGAAACTTGGTGGGAAGTAAAAACTGCAACATTACAAAATGGTGTAGGATATGTTTCGGAAGATTCTTCTAAGAATACTTCTGGTATTGCTAAGTATGTTACTAAAGAAATCTCTCTAGATAATCCTGGTACATCAATTGATGTTAAGCTTACTGCTAATGTAAGAAACATCAGTGATATCAAGATACTTTATAAGATTAAAGAAGAATCAAGTGAAGTTAATTTTGATGATATTGAATGGAAGTTCTTTAATGAAGATGGTAAGGCTGATATTGAGTTGGCTGCTACTCCAGAGAATGAAATATCTGGTCTTTTTGAGAAGCAAGATTCTTATCAGGAGATTCCATTTAGTATCTCTAACTTACCTGAGTTTACTTCTTTTGCAGTTAAGGTTGTTATGAATTCTGATAATCCAGCATACGTACCTAAACTACAAGATATAAGAGCAGTAGCATCCTTCTAATGGATATCCAAGTAGAAGGTGAGGACGGTCTTTATAGAGACTCGAAAACTGGTGCTATAATTAATAAGGATAAGAAAGCATTTGATCAGATTAGAGCAGCAAGAGCTCGATCAAAATATTCTGATATGGAATTACAAATGGTAAAATCCGAACTCGCTGAGCTAAAATCGATGATTCGTGCTATAATAAATAAGTAAGATCGATCACTTATTATGACTGAAACACCAAAGGCTCCTACTATGGAACCTGCACAGTTGAGAGAAGAGTTTACTAAACAACTTGCTGATGCTAACGACAAAATTTCTAAGGCAGAGACAGAACTTATTCGTCTTAGAGAGTATCGTACAAAGCTTCAGGGTGGATTAGAAACCCTTGGTATTCTAACTGGTGAAGTTAATGCTGAACCGCTACCAACACCAGAAACGGAAGCACCCGAAACACCTCCAACCGAATAACAAAGTTCCCCCTCGCTAAATAGTGAGGGGTTCTTTATATGTCAGATGGCTGCTATACCAATAAATTTAATTTGTGAGAAAGGAACCGACTTTAGTGCGACCTTTAATATTCAGAATGAAGCGAATACAACACCGTTAAATTTAACTGGTTATAGTGCTGTAGCGAAATTGAAAAGAAGTTATACTTCATCTACATCCACAGATTTTACAGTTGATTTTCCAGACAGATATAACGGACAATTATCAATAACCCTTCCTAATACTACATCAGCTACCTTAGAAGCTCGAAGGTATGTTTATGATATTCTCTTGACTGCACCTTCGGGTACTAAGTCTAGAGTTATTGAAGGAATACTTGAAGTAACACCTGGAGTTTCCTGATGCCTACCTATAACGTATCGGTACAGTCTCAAAACTATAACATAGTTTCTGAAGCCAAGAAGAAATTTGCAGTTGGTGTAAATTATGATATACCTGCAAAGTATTTGCAGAATAACAATGAGGTTCTTGATGATTTTACTGCTCAGTTCGATGGAACAAGGACGGAGTTTGATTTAACACAAGGAGGTACTGCATACTTTCCAACAAATGAAGGACAGTTAATTGTTTGTATTAATGGATTAGTTCAACATCCAGGAGTAGATTATACTGTTAGTGGGAGTAAGATAATATTCCCAACTCCACCTTCTGCTGGAGATAAGCTTTTCACTGTTGCTCAAGTAACAACTGCAGATCTTACCAGAACAATCAATTTTGTTTATGGTAGTGGTTCTGTAGATATGAACACAGGAGAGAAAGGTGAACTACAGATAGATGTAACTGGAAGAATCCAGTCTTGGACACTAACTTCAGATGTAGTTGGTATTCTTATTATGGACGTACAGAAATGTACATTCAATGATTTTCCTAACTTCCAAACTATATGTGGTGGTGATAAACCACAGATTAATGGAAACTTGAAAGCAAGTGGTGATAACTTAGGTAGTTGGGATAAAGATTTAATAGCTGGGGATATGCTACGGTTCCGAGTTGATCAGGTAAACCAGATTAGGAGATTCATGTTATCTCTTAAAGTTTTCCTTTGATAAATAATCGAGGGACGATTATTTTATAAATAAACGTAAGCAAGCAACACACAACGATTTTCGGAGACAAATTAAATGGCACTGCTAGTACCTAATATTGGCGAACTTGAGTCACTTCGTTATCTCGTTAACCAGAACAACTTTGTTTTGGATAGAGAGGATAATGCACCAAGGGATCTAATTCTTAAGCTTTACACCACTGACACGACCCCTGCTGAAGCGGATGTGCCTAGTGCGACAGCATACTATGAACCATATCAAGATGGTAATACAAACAAGTATGGACAGACTGTAAACACAGGTTATCCTTATTGTGTAAACAATCGTACTGAATCACGTTACGATTATACAGACCAGACTGGTATTCTCCTAAATGGTGGGCAGTGGAAAATTAATCAAGATGCTACTGCTGGTGTTGTAACAACTGCTACTTACCCAGAACAGACTTTCACATTTGATGCTGCTGCTGGTAACGTATATGGTTATTACATTGTAAGAGCAAATAATATGCCTCTTGCGATTCAAGGTGTTGCTGATGCTGCTTCTGGTGCTGCTGCTACTACTCTAACTAAGGGTGATGCTTCAAACGTATGTATTGGAGTTATCGGTAATGACTACATTACACTTCCTAACGTAGCTTCTGTAATGGATAACATTACAATCGGAATGGCTATTGGTGGTAACACTGCTGTTCCTGCTGGTACAGTTATTGGTGGTATTGATCGTGCTCAAAGACGTATCTATCTTGTTGATAGTGCAAACGCTGCTGTTGCTCTAACTGATAACATTCAGGGTGCTACTGACCCAAGTATCACACTTGACTACACTTCAGTTACTGCTACTCAAGCTCACGGTTTACAACCAGGCGATGTTATTTACATTGCACGTGGTACTTCAAACACTACAACTACTGAGCAAACATACACAATCTTTAGTTGTCCTTCAACATCAACATTCACCACAACTCCTGCATTGGATGGATCTGGTAACCTAACTCTTTACAGCAGCATAATGTTCGCTGAAAGATTTACAAATGGTCCATACCCTATTCAGAACAACGGTGACCAAATTAAGGTTACATTGAACATCAGCCTCGACTGATCACTAATACTATTAAGTATATCGGGTTGGGGGTTGGAGATATTCCACCCCCTTCTTATTGTTTTCGTAAAGTATGAACGAATACACCTACGATTCAAATACAATTTCTCTATACTCTACCGAAAGTTATGGCGATATTACCGTCCTTAACGTAACGGATGATTATGGATCGA